ATTATTGTACATGACAAACGTACACACCGTGTTATCCGACCCATCAGTGCACGTGCAAGTGTAAAAACTAGTACTACTGGTAGAAAAGACATAACTACTGTTATTACTTCAGAAGGTGGAATTATGCTATGCCTAACTGAAGAAGATACTACAGATTTGCCAGTAGGAGACTTAAGCTACGATGTTTTAGCTACCTATGCTAGAGCAGCACCGTATGATGGCGCAAGTGATTATGTAACAAGACCTGTTGCAGCAGGTACAATTACTGTTACCGCATTAGATAACATTACTCCAATGGAGGATACACAAGCTATGGAAATCAGATTTAAACAACGTGTTGATTTCCGCCGCACCTTTACTTGGCGTGATGCAGCAGATGCTATATTGTCTGTACAAGATGCCTTTATGCAGGCAAAAGACAGTACAGGTGCAACAGTACTTGATCTTCGTTGGTATGCTACCACGCCGTCAGAAGAGACTGTGGTAGCCCTAACGGGTAGTCGTCGTGGTTATATAGCCCCAATAGCTGGTGGAACCTTAGAACTACATATATCAGATAAAAACACTGTACCTGCAGGTGTCTACCCATTTGACATGTTTGTAAAAGACTCAATAGGAGATTGGGATTGCCTAGCTTCTGGAACGGTAGTAGTTGAAGCAGCAATATCTGCTCCCCCAACATGACAACAGTAGAGGTTTCAAAACCAAGTAATAATTACGTAACAGTAACTAAAACTACTGATTATAATATAATTGAAGTACACGACCCTGGTGTATCTGGTCCTACTGGTGCAACAGGTGCTACCGGGCCAGTGGGACCAACTGGTGCTACCGGGCCAGCGGGTCCGACTGGGCCAACGGGTGCTACTGGTGCTACTGGTGCTACTGGTCAATCATCAAGTTTTTATAACTACAAAATAAAAACTACTACGACTAGTGGTAACCCTTTAGATGGTAATATTAGTTATAACAACGCAACACAAATTAGCGCTACACAGTTGCAAATAAACCATCTTGACCAAGCCAATAACGATATTGATTTATTTCTTGGTCTGCTTAAAAGCGGCGACAAAATCTTTATTCAAGACCAGAATAACTCTGCCAACTTTCAGTCGTGGACGATTAACGGAACTGTTGTTGACAACGGTAACTCGTGGCTTAATTTCCCTGTCGCTTTTGTTTCTTCTGGAGGTACTGGTACTACAAACTTTTCCAACAACCATGCTGTTATTTTGGTCATTGCAAGCATTGGTCCAGCGGGACCAACGGGTCCAGCGGGACCAGCGACAACCGATGCGAGTCTCTTGACTGCGGGTTTGTTGGATACTGCAAGGTTGGCTGACGCAACAGTTACATCTAAACTATTGACAGGATATGTATCCGGAGCAGGCACAGTTGCTGCTACCGATTCTCTTTTGCAAGCAGTAAACAAGTTGAACGGCAACATTACAGCGATGAATGGTTATGGGCGAGGGTTGATGGCTACGCCTGCCACGACATCAACATCTGACACTTCTATCACGGCTGAGGAACTTCAGTTGTCGTACAGTTTCACCGCAGTCAGCGGTAGGACATATCAGTTGGTCTATATAGAGCCAAGCGTTTACAACACCACCACAGCCATTGGGTATATACGCATAAGAGAGTCCACATCTGCTTACGGCATAACAGGAACGGTGCTAAACACATCAACCGTTTCAATGCCAACGCTTACCCAAACAATGCAACGAGTTGAGGCTTTCTACACGGCTGTTTCGTCTGGGACTTACTACATTGTGGGAACGCTTCAACCATTAACAGGAACAATGCAGGCAAACCGTTCATCATTAAGATTTCCCCTGTTGTACGCAATAGATGTTGGTATAGTGTGATACTTGAAAGTAGCCTATAATGCCAAGAGAAACTTTAATACAAGTACGAAGTGACACCTCCTCTAACTGGACCTCAGTAAACCCTATTCTTGCCACTGGTGAGATAGGGTTTGAGAGCAATACTGGTAAATTCAAAATAGGTATTGGGTCTACCGCTTGGTCTAGCCTTCCCTATGCTAGTGGTACATCAACAACAAGTGCAACTGACTTAACTTCAGGCACTCTAAATAACGCCCGACTTCCAGCATACGCAACGACCATTACTACCGTTGGTACTTTGGGTTCTTTGGAAGTTACTGGCAACTTAACCGTAGATACCAATACTTTGTTCGTTGATGCGCCTACAAACCGTGTTGGTATTGGTACAGATACTCCTGGGACTGCATTGGATGTTGTTGGGTCTATACAGGCAAGTTCAGATTTAAATATTGAGGGTAATGTTGTTCTAGGTGCCAGTAATGGAGTCTTTTATAATGAGACCAATAGAAAAGTTGGTATTTTAAATCAAGCGCCTCAATATACGCTTGATGTTTTTCACTCAGAAAGCAATGGTTGGGGTGCTATGCGTGTTCTTAACGCTGGCAATGGTTACTCTTTTCTAGTTGAAGATGCAGTAGGTGGTGACACCACACCATTTGTAATTGCTAATGACGGTAAGACTGGTATTGGTACGGCGTCACCAACAACAGCACTTCAAGTGGTCGGAACTGTTACTGCTACAGCATTTGCTGGGTCAGGAGCGTCGGTCACATCAATTCCCGCCGCAAACTTAACTGGGACTACCTTGCCCGCTGCAATTACTGCTTCTTCACTTACCTCTGTAGGTACTTTAGGTACATTATCAGTGAGTGGTTCTATTACAGGTTATGGTGGTTTCTATAAGTTTGGAACATATCCTGGCGATTTAAGCATTTATCTTGGAACTGACACGATTTACGGCAATGTTAACATTCAGTACAACTCAACAACAAAACTGACGGTTGGGTCAAATGGTATTACGGTCACAGGTACAGCATCAGCAACTGGAGCAATTACAGGATCAGATTTTCTAGTTAGCACTAAGTCTATGCCTCGTGGTTTAATGGCTACGCCTGCTACATCAACTACTTCCGATACATCAATCACGGCTGAAGAAGTCCAACTCACCTACACTTTCACCGCTGTCAGCGGTAGAACTTATCTGTTGGTGTATCACGAGCCTGCCATATTTGGAAGCACGGGAACGACTGTAACTGCGAGACTTCGTGAAACAAACATTTCAGGAACAAACCTCAACACAGGTCAATCGGTTGTTCCAACAGCGACATTTGCGACTGTCAGATGTGAAGTTGTTTATACTGCTTCAGCGTCAGGTTCTCTCACCATCGTTGCTACTTTACAGTTTGCGGCAGGTACAGGACAGACGGCACGCTCGGCAACAAAGTTTCCGCAACTCTACGCACTTGATGTCGGCGTCGTTTAGAATACAACCAACCAAACAACAAGGAGAATAGTAATGTCTAATGTACAAATAGATATCAATAAGGTAATGGAAAGCCTCACAAACCAGATTTCACAGCAGGCCCAGCGTATCGCTGTCCTAGAGGCTACAATTGATGCTATACAGAAATCCCCCAATACGCCTGGTAACCAGGAGGAAGAGTGATTGTTCACATGTACCTTACCAAACAAAATAAAGCTTTAATTGCATCATACGCGCGTAGCGTATTAGGAGCCGCAGTTGCTACCTACACAGCCACACAGGACTGGAAACTAACTTTAAATGCCCTCTGGGCTGCGGCTTTGCCCGTTGCCATTCGTTTCCTTAACCCAAATGACAGTGCTTTTGGTAAGGGTGAAAAATGATTTATCCATTTATTAAACTTGAAGTACCTCTTGCTTTAAAACGCTTTAAGAACGGTCAATTGCCAGATAATGTGTTAGCACCAGTTGCTACTGGAGGTAAAATGTACTATGAAGCAGCAAAACACTTTAATGCTTTGTACACTGCAGCTTTAACTGCAGGGTTTAAATTAAGGAATGTTGGTGACTATCGCTCATTTGAAAGCCAGTTGGCAATGTTTAGAGACCGTTATGTTCTTGAAAACACTGGAACAGGAGTAACTCGTACCTTTGAGGGTAAGACCTGGTACCTCAAGAAAGGCAAAGCCCCATCGGCAGCGCCAGACCCAACTGGATTGAAGGGCTCAAATCATGGTTGGGGACTCGCAATTGACCTTGGCTATGAAAAAAATGGAAAGCTTACATCTATGGGTGGAAAATGCTTAGAATGGATGTGCACAAACGCCCCCAAGTATGGTTTCTATCTTCAGAGTTCTGACCCAAAGTCCAAAGAGTTTGAAGCATGGCATTGGCAGTACGCCTTGGGTGATAAGGGGTAACTAAATGGCTGTTAAAATTCAATTAAGGCGTGGTACTACCTCCGACTGGTCTTCAGCAAACCCTGTTTTATCTGCTGGTGAGGTTGGTGTAAACACAACTACTACTCAAATCAAAGTTGGGGATGGCACCAGCACATGGAACTCACTATCTTATTTTGCCTCAGGTACTATTACCTCAATAGTACCTGGTACTGGCATTAAACTTAATGGTGCTAGTTCAACTATTACTGGTGGTGCTGCTACCGTAGCTATAGACACAGCAGTGGTAATGCAAAGATCAATTGTAAGTGCTCTAGGACAAGTAGTAGTTGGTGGCGGTGCTAGTTCACCTGTTGCACTACCAGCTGGCACAAATAACTATGTATTAGTTGCTGACTCTACTAATGCAACTTACGGAGTTAAATGGGCCCCTGTTGACACTACCCTTGTTACAAGTGCTACATTTGGTAATGCGGACATTGCTACTGATGCAGGCATTGTTGATACTAAGTTGGCAACGATTAGTACTACTGGAAAAGTTTCTAACTCTGCTACTACTGCATCTGCTTCAGCTGGAAACAATACAATTGTTTCTCGTGATGGAACAGGAAACTTTGCTGCTGGGACCATTACTGCATCTTTAAATGGTGTGGCTTCAGGCAACTTGGTTTCTGGCGGTGCGCTTGGCACTCCTGCAAGTGGTACTCTAACTAACTGTACAATACCATCATTGTCTGGTGACGTTACTTCTAGTGGTAACGTTGTAAACATTGCTGCTGGGGTTATTCTTGATGCAGAAATAAACGCTAGTGCTGCGATTGCTGCATCAAAACTTTTAGGTGTTCAGTTGTCTCAATCAGGTATCAACAACTCTACGACTTTCAGCACTATTACTCCTACTACTCAAGGCAATAATGGCGATATTTGGTTTAAGTACGTAGCATGAGTGTGTACATCAAAGTTAATGGTGCTTGGAATGAGATTACGGGTACTGAACAGCCTTATGTCAAAGTATCTGGGGCATGGAAAAGTGTTTCTCAAATGTATGTCAAAGTTTCTGGTGCATGGAAACAAGTTTATGAATATGACAATACTGGACCAACTGTTCCTACCCCTACTGTTGTAGCGACCAGTGGAACTTTAGACACTGTTTCTTGGGGTAACATCACAGATTCTGGTTCTGGAATTGCATCAGCAACTATTTATCAAACCTATACAGGTTCAACAAGTGGAACAGTCACAGGAACATCACAAACAATCACTGATTTTACTAATGGTTTAACAACATTTGCAATCCCGACAAACAGACGTAACACTCCAACTGGCGAAACTTGGCAAGTAAAGTATCGCATTGTTGCTGTTGACAATGCAGGTAACACTACTACTGGATCGTATTCAACAAACCATTACACTAAACCTAAAGGCGATTATACAGTTGCTTCTAATGCAGCGGATGCACGAAACATCGGTAACACTGCTTGGTTGGCCCAAGATTCAACCGATGAAGGAGTTGTTGGTTTTTCTACAACAAAGGCTTATGGTGCCTGGTTCTATGGAAGTAATGCATTCTCTGATGTTTGCAGAGGTTGGGCTCCTAACTCTGGAAGTATATTTATACAACGACCAGGTGCAGCACAGACAAATAGGGGAAATTCTGGTGACTTTACTATTCGCGGACACCAATCAGAAACAAAATCTGGTGCGCTAACGTTTAGTGGTACAGCAATAACTGAGTATATTGCTGGTGATGACGGTGTAGGTAATCCTTCGTTACATAGTACTATGCTAACTAACCTAGGAACAGACACTATTAAGGGATTTGCTTTAACAGACCACACCAGTATTGGGTTTTTGCGCGGTTTAACAAGATCCACAAACAACAACCCATTCAATATCTACTCCGGAACAGTATTCTTAACATTCACTTAGAAAGCAGTAGCTTAAAATGGACCCAGATATTGCTGCACGTTTAGCGCGATATGCAAAAGAACGAAAAACAAGAAGTTATTTAGATGAAGAAACTTTAGAAGGAAGTGGTTGGACTAGTGAGTTAGATGAACTAGAACAAAATCGACCAGACATATCGGGTGGACCTGACTATGATTGGGAAAATGACGTTGAAGTAACTGACGACAACTACACCAAAGAAGAAACCCCAAAGAAGCGTATTGAAAGATTATGCGAAGAATTGGCAGCAAAAGTAAAAACAAAATTAAATGAAGTTACGTCAGTACCATACAACCCAGTGGAATACGAAGGACTGTCTTCAAGCAGTCGTGTAGCGGCGTTTAAATTTGACTTTGGAAACTTCAGCTGTTCCGACATTAAAAGGTTAGATGGGTACGAGGACTTAGTTGAATCTGGCGATGTAGAAAATATCATTAACCTTATTGCAGATGACGACATGTATGAAGGATACACTTGGGTAAGATTCCATAAGTTTGGAACAGAAGTGTTGTACGGCCCTATGACTTATTCTATCTTTAGAACATTTGAAACTGGCGGAGGTTTAGGCAGTTATGGTAATGCCGTAAGAACTGTTCTGGAACCAGAGGGGTATACTAAGGGAAGTTCATTGAATCCTGGAGAAGCTGAGTCTAATAGATTAAAGTATGAAGAATATACAGATATAATTTCACAATCAGGAGTCAACCCGGATGAAAGATAATTAAATGGTTATTATAATCTTAACTTGTATTATTATAACAATGTGTGCATACTTCCTGTTTAGAAACACACTAAACAAACTTCAGTATTTAGGCCCTATTTATTGGATTACACGAGATAACACCAGCTTAACGGCCCCCTTTATATCTATTGGATTCATGCGTCAAACGTCTCCACCATGGAAAATTGGAAAAGGTATACAAGTTAAATACAAAAACTATGCATTCCAAATAGGATTTTGTCGTAAATCCACCCATATTGATGAAACTTCAGGTATGCTTGGAGCATTAGGTGGAAGATACCTAGATGAGGGTGTTGACACAATACGAAAGTGGTAACAATGTTCTTTAAAAAGGCAGAAGAGCCAGTTAAAAAAATCAAAAGAATTGAGCGTTCGGATACTCCAACATTAATTAATTGGATGGATGCTACTATTATGGGGTTGGGTAAATCATTTGACGATTGGCGTTTTAAAGATTTATCTGAATCAGAAGTAACTCAACATATAGATGTTTTAAAGTCAATATGGACTGAGTTATCTAACCGTATGACAGAAAAGTAGGTAATAAAGTGAACAAACCAAACATGGATAAAGGTAATTTAAACCCTTCACGTAAGGCTATTATTCGAAGTAATAACAACGATAGTTTGTATTTGAACAATCTAGTAGATCACCTTAATCATTTAGGGTATGAATTTGGATGTGTATCTAGTATTATTTCTAATACTGCTGAGGTATCTACTTACCTTGTAAGTCTTCCTGACTTGTTTTACCTAGTTGATAGAATTAACGAATCATTGGGAATGCCTAAGAAACCTCTTGAAGTACCTGAACAAGGGGTACTATTTACTGATGATGTTCTATAATTAGATAATGCAGGAACTATTAGAAGATGGGTCTTTGCCTGAAGATATTCAGGAAGTTGAACTAGACGAAACATCACAAGAATTTATTGACCAACTTGTTTTAAAACTTATTCTATTTACAGAAGAATTCTGTAATATAACGTTTTTCCCATATCAAGTTCCTATTGCTTATCGAGTAATAGAATCAATAGTTATTGGTGATGGTGAAGAAATAACTCTAGTAGCTACACGTCAGTCTGGTAAATCAGAAGTGCTATCCAATGTGCTTGCATCTATGATGGTTATTCTTCCAAAGCTTTCAAAGGTATATCCGACCTGGTTAGGTAAGTTTGAAAAAGGGTTTTGGTGTGGCGTTTTTGCCCCAGTAGAAGATCAGGCTGATACTGTGTTTAGCCGTATAGTTAATAAACTCACCAGTGATCATGCTATGGACTTCTTGCTTGACCCTGAGATTGATGACAAAGCTACCTCGGGTGGTTCACGAGGTAAGGGCAGAATAATAAGTCTTAAGTATTCTGGATCACTTTGCCGAATGCAGACATGTAACCCTAAAGCAAAGATTGAGTCTAAAACTTATCACTTTGTTCTTATAGATGAAGCTCAAGAGGCCGATGAGTACGTAATTGCAAAATCAATTAAACCCATGTTGGCGTTCAATAACGGGTCAATTGCATTAACCGGTACTGCTACACGTAATAAATCCTACTTTTATAAAATGATTCAGTTTAACAAACGCAGAGATGTAAACAGTAAACGCAATCATAGGCAGTGTCACTTTGAGTATGATTGGCGAACTGCTGCAAAATATAATGACAACTACTCTAAGTTTATTAGTAAAGAAAAGGTAAGAATCGGAGAAGATTCTGACGAATTTCAAATGTCCTACTGTAATAAGTGGGTCCTTGAAAAGGGCATGTTTGTAAGTGATGACCGTCTTTCTAGGATGTATGACACTTCTATGGGTATTGTTAAACAATGGTGGCGTACACCTGTAGTTGTGGGTATTGACGTTGCCCGTTCAAATGACTCAACAGTTGTTACTGTGTGCTGGGTTGACTGGGATCGCCCTGACGGTTTTGGGTTTTATGAACATAGAGTTCTTAATTGGCTTGAAATAAATAATGAAGAATGGGAATCACAATACTTTGAAATTATTGATTTCTTAAGAAACTACAACGTTTACCGTATTGGGGTTGACTCCCAGGGTGTTGGTGGGGCAGTAGCAGAACGCTTACAAATCCTTATGCCTAAAATTGATGTAGTAGCTGTTACTTCTGACGCAAAGACTCAAAATGACCGATGGGTTCATTTAACTGAGTTAATTCAACGTGATCAGCTAGTTATTCCAGGACATTCTAAAGCCAAACGTACACGTAGTTGGAAACGTTTTAATCAACAAATGTCCGACCTTGAAAAGGTTTATCGAGGACCATACATGCTGGCCGCAGCACCTGAAGAAAAAGGTGCTTTTGATGACTTTCCAGACAGCCTAGCAATAGCTTGTGCTATGTCAGTATTAGACACAATGCCAATGGTTAGCGTGTCTGATAACCCGTTCTTCAGATAATTATGCCAAAACGTGGTAATCTAAATATACAAACTTCCATTCCACTAGGAGGAAAAATATGGCTGTAGGCCCAACCCCAATGTTCCCTGAACGCACAACCCAAATGTTTGAACGCTCGATGGCGTCAAACATGCCTGGCGAGCGCGGACCTTTGCGTTTTGAAGAAGGTATTGCAACTGACACCGACGTTCCAAACGACTTTGGTGTAGGTGCTTATGAAGACACAGCTCCGGCTCCTGGTCGTGAAAACCACACCAATCCTGAGATGTTCTTCAAGTATCCAGAAGAGACTATGCGTGAGCGCGCCCACGTTGGTTCTGCTTCTTGGATTGAAGCTCCTCAGCATCTTCAAGAGTTTGTTCAGGGAAGCATGGCCGGAGACGGTATGCCAGAATTTGAATATTCCTATAACACAGGTGGCAAAATGAATCTGCCAAATCCGACAGTTGTTTTTGGTTAATATCTGGTAGAGTAGATGCTCCGTACTAAGGAGCATTAATGACTATTTACCAACTAGAACTACTTTCAAAGTACCTTCAGCGTGTTGTCGCTCGAGGAGCAGAAGAAGAAAAAGAATTGTATTCACTAATACAATCAGTAATACACTTGTCAAACTCCTGCAATAATGTGTATACTAAAGAAGGCAAAACAGCCGCATAACAACCACTGTTAATTTGGTGGGGTAACACAAGGAGTATTAGATGCCTGATTCCTCAAGTCTGGTTGCAGACTTAACGGAGCGACAAGCGAATGCACTTCGTCAAAAGTGCTCGTTTACACGCATAAAAGAAAGCATGTCCTCAGAAGAGCATTCAGCAGTAAACAAGGCTGAGGAAGAGATTAAGGCCGATACTGGGAATGGTAGAGCAAAAACCTACTCCTGTACTTGGTTATCTGAAGTATTGACAAAAAATGGTTATTCAGTAAGTTCTAGCACCATATCCCGCCATATGAACAAGCGGTGTGGCTGTGAGTAATCTTATGTCTGCTTTAACTTCCAAGCCTGAATGGCCATTAGTACAACCTGGTCCATCAATAAAGATGCCTACAATTAAAGTTAAGCCTTCATCAAATGCCCCAGGTTATCAAACTTGCGTAATCCTCCCAGATATGCAGATTGGGTATTTCCGGGCACGTAACGGTGAATTAGAGGCCACTCATGATGAAGCAGCGATTGCCATGGCATTAGCAATAACCAAATCTCTAAATCCAGACATGGTTGTGCTTGTTGGAGACAACCTAGATTTCCCTGAATTTGGTAAATACCGACTTAGTAGTGCTTATGCATTGACTACCCAAGCATCAATTGACCGTGCTACAACCCTCGGAGCACAACTGCGAACTTATGCTCCTAACGCTAAACTTGTATGGATAGCCGGGAATCATGAAGAAAGATTGGTGAACTTTGTACTCGATAATGCAAAAGCTGCCTTCGGCATTCGTCAAGGTAATACTCCGGAATCCTGGCCTGTTCTTAGTATTCCTTCTCTCTGTCGCTTCGATGATTATGGGATACAGTATATACCGGGCTATCCAGCTGGACAATTTTGGATCAACGAAAGACTCCGCATCATCCACGGCACAAAAGTACGCAGTAACGGGTCGACAGCGCATGCCTACCTCAACACAGAAAAAACCTCAGTCATATACGGACACATTCACCGACGTGAATGGGCCGAACGATCACGAGACGATTGGGATGGCGCAAAAACCATCATGGCCGCATCCCCTGGTACGTTGGCAAGATGCGACGGAGCCGTTCCGTCTACCAAAGGATCAATAGATTTAGATGGTAGACCAATGACTATTGTAGAAGATTGGCAACAGGGAATTGGGATAGTTACCTTTGAACCAGGTGATGGTGCATTTTGGTATGAACAAGTGCCGTTTCATAACGGATCGGCCTTTTTTAGAGGGAAGTTTTATAATGAAGAAAAAGCAACAAACTGACAATCCAATGATTCCAAAACTAGCCATAATTACTTGGTTGGACGCTTTTGATGGACCAACAGGTTGGATAGACCCTCACACCTATAAACCTAGGGCAATACGCCCAATAACTATTGGCTGGGTTATTGAAGATTTCCTAGATGAGTATGTAACCATTGTTGGAACATACTATGTTGATACTAACGAAGAAGGTAAGGATACAAAGGCGGAATACTATAGTAATCCTACTCATATCCCACTTAAGATGGTACAATCTATAACATACATGAACACACCTACAGAGATATCTGCTTTGATTTTATCCGATTTCAACACCAGAGGTTTTAATGCCGATTGATTTTTGGTCACCAAGTTATAGAGCTTCCTCTAGTGACCTAACTGTAGCTATATCTCCACTTGGTTTAGTGGAACTTGCAGACGAAGAGTTTGAAGTACATGGCCCACGTCTTAACCGTTATAGCGCATGTTGGGCTTGGTACCTTGGTCACCACTGGTCATACAAGCGTGAAATGGGTGAACAAAACATTACCCTTAACTACGCTCGTACTTTGTCAGATTACATTACTAACTTTTGTTTTGGTAAAGGTGTTCAGTGGAAAGTTCCTGAACAAAATGCTGCAATTATTCCTCAGTTACTCCATAAGGTATGGGAACAAGACAACTCAAAATATAATGTTCTTTGGGAAATGGGACAACTTGCCAGTGTAACTGGTGACTGCTTTGTTAAAGTAGCTTATGAAGAACCTTATGTTGATCCAATAGGTATAACCAACGAAGGGCGTATTCGTGTAATTGCCTTGAACCCATCACATTGCTTTCCTGAGTATCATCCTCATGACCGTGATCGTTTGTTGAGATTTAAGCTAAAGTACAGATTTTGGGGAACTTCTCCTGAAGGCACACGTCAAGTTTATACTTTCACTGAAATCTTAACTGATGATTCAATTGAACAATACATTAATGATGAACTAGTTGACCAATATCCTAATCCAATTGGGCATATTCCAATTGTGCATATTCCTAACATGACTATTTCATCATCCCCTTGGGGACAAGCTGACATCTGGGATATCATTCCACTTAACCGTGAGCTTAATGAAAAGATGACAGAAGTATCAGACATTATTAACTATCATGCCGCGCCTGTAACCATTATTACTGGTGCTAAGGCAAGTCAGTTGGAACGTGGTCCTAAGAAAGTTTGGGCTGGTCTTCCTAAAGAAGCTAGTGTATTTAACCTTGAATCCAGCGGAAATATGGCTGGGGCTTTGGAGTACATTGGGTTTATTAAACGAGCCATGCATGAAATAACAGGTGTACCTGAAACAGCTCTTGGCCAATTCCAACCAGTATCAAATACTTCTGGTGTGGCTCTTTCAATTCAGTACCAACCTTTAATGAATCGTTTTAATATGAAACGTATTCACTTTAGTAAAGGTCTTGAAAAGGTTAATGAGCTTATAATTAGAACAGCGGCAATCTTTACTCCTGAAGCACTTATGTATAATCCCGCTACTACAGAACAACCTGAAGCTGATCAAGCTACTCAACTTGATCCAGCAGATCCTCTTACCTATAGAACTACGGTTCACTGGCCTGACCCACTGCCAGTTGATGTGCTTATCAAACTTAATGAAGCCCAAGCTAAAATGGCTATGGGTCTTGAATCTAAAGAAGGCGCTATGCGCATGCTCGGTGAAGAGTTTCCACGTGAAAAACTTGCTGAGATTTTTGAAGAACTCCGTGATGATGCTATTGACCAGGGTGCGCTTGATATGCTGCGTTCCCAAATCAACCAAGCGGTCATGATGGCAACAGGCTTGTTACCCGGACCAGGAGGTACCAGCACGATACCCCCTAAAGATGGTAATGTAACAAGTGCAGGTGCAGAACAACCGCAAGGGGGCCCATTACCGGGCACCCAAGCGATGGGTGGACCTGTAGAAGGAATAGTAAACAATATAGTTGCAAAGGCATACGGAGCTAGGTTAGCCCAGCGTCGTGTTCCTGATGAAGAATAAGCTTGTCGTATTAAATCAGCTATTAATAGCCCAACTAAAAGAGGTTAAATTATGTCAAAATTTGAAGATGGTATTCAGGTACCAGCAGATCCGGTAGAAACACCGGCAACAAGAGTACAGGAAGAAAAGTACTTCTCTGAGGAGGACATTCAAAAAGTCCGCCAGCAGGAGAAGGATAAGATGTATAAGCGTCTTGAAGACGCTGATCATCGCGTTAAATCAATGGAAGAACAGATATCAGTACTTAGTACTGATCGTGAGAAGGCAATTAAAGAAGCAGCAGATCGTGCTAAGAAGGAATCAGAAGTCCTTCGTCAGCGTGAAATGGAAGAGCTTTCTGCAAAGGATCTTCTTTTAAAGAGAGAAGATGAGTTTAATCAACGCATCAATCAGGTTGAGCAAGAGTGGGGTCAGAAGTTTTCCGAATTGGAAAAGCAACGCCAAGCCACCGATGCAATGCTTGAAAAAGAACGTTACCTCCAGCAATTAGAGTCATATCGTCAACGACGTATTCAGTCTGAGACTGACACTATTATTCCCGAACTACGAGACCTTGTAGCAGGTAATAGTGAAGAGGAGATTGAACATAGTATTACTGTACTTCGTGATCGAAGTACTGCTATAATTGAATCAATCCAGCAAGCGAGTCCCCCTCGTTTGAAAGGGACGACCACTACGGCGCCCCCCTCTGGACCACTGGACAACCAAACGGACTACCAAACGGTCAGCGCGGAGGATATCCGTAATATGCCGATGGATCAATACGTAAAAATGCGTGAAAGACTTATGTCAGCAACACGGGCTCCTAGAGGCCGTTACTAGTAATTATAATTAAACCCAACAACCTATCCATCGGAGGATATTAATATGGCATTACCCGCACCAGCAGGTGGAGCAATTACAGGAACAGGTACCTATACTGGCGGTTCAGGCAACCAGGTCACAGGATACACTGACGGTAGTTCGGCTCTATCTCCCGCAATCCAGCAAATTTGGTCAAAGGAAATTCTTTTCCAGGCTATGCCGGTTCTACGCTTTGAACAGTTCGCTGTAAAGAAGACGGAACTCGGTGTTATGCCAGGTTTGACCATCAACTTCATGCGCTACAACAACCTTACAGTTGATGAGAACGCTGGCGCTAACTTGACTGAAGGTTCCCGTATGGAGCCATCAGCTTTGTCAGCTAGCCAGATTCAGATTACTGTTGGAGAACAGGGTAAGGCCGTTGCTGTTACCGAATTGTTGCTCAATGCATCATTCGATGACGTCATGGCTTCGTCCTCACGTCTTCTAGGTCGTCACATGGCACAGAGCATGGACATTCAGGCTCGTAACACCCTCTACAAGAACGGTATCCCGTTCGGTGGTGGATCAGCAGTTCCTCCAAGCGTTGTCTTTGGTCGTAAGACCTTGGGTGCAACCCGTGGTTCAATTGCTCCGTACGATGCAGGTACCCTTGGTACCGCTTCGTCGCCTGGTTACTTGAGCCCCGCATCCATCAAGGACGCAGTTGAAGTCCTTGCTGGTCAGAACATTCCTCGTTTGGGCGACACCTACGTGTGCTTCGTTCACCCGTCGCAGAGCCGTTCGCTCCGTGACTGGCCGGAATTTATCGAAGTCACCAAGTACGCTGCTCCGGGTAACTTCATGCTCGGTGAAATTGGCCGCTTGTATGACGTCGTGTTCATCGAAACCACTCAGGTTAAGAAGGGCTTGGATGCTACTGCAACCACTGCTCCTCTTTATGGCATGGGTTCAACCCTTGACACCAGTGCTACTGCTGGTTTCCAGGAAAATGCCGATTCTTACAACGCCATCATGATTGGTGACAACTCCTTTGGTCATGCCATTAGCCTTCCGGTTGAATTGCGTGACGGTGGTGTCATTGACTTTGGTCGTGAGCACGGTCTTGCCTGGTACGCCATCTGGGGCTTTGGTGTAATCACACACGAGTCGCGTGTTGTTCTTAACACGCTTGGTGGCGCCATTTCCTGAACCTAAAAAGGTAAGGAATCGTAACCCATTTAACGGTACGAATGGTGTAATATGGGTGGGGGTGGAAACCCCCACCCATTACCATTTATAGACACATAACAACAAGGAGATATCATGGCTCGCAAGATTACGACCACAACAAATTGGGCAGAAGCAGTAGAAGGCGATGAAGTAGTCATTGACGAACCTGTTATTGTTTCTTCATCTGACCCCGACTTTGTAAAAGCAAGAGTTAAGGGAACATGGGTAATGTTCTGGGGTCCACTTAGATTTGATTTTGTTGACGGAAAGAATTACAAGTTGCCAAAGGACTTGTTTAACTACCTCCGTAATAACGGTAACATTTACGACACTATGGCTTGAGGTATACATGCCCTTCATAATCCCTAACGCTACCGATATTGATGGCAGTAACTTTATTGCCCTTGACCAGTCTGAACCAGATTCTCTTGATTTTCAAATATTAGGAGATCGCTCAACTGGTGTGCTTACCAACTCTTCTGGAGTTATGGGTTGTAAAGTAGAAGTTGCAACTGGTGATTACACCATCGCTATTAGCGAAGGCTGGGTATCTATAAAAGGAGAAATATACCAAGTATCTAATACTCCTCAAAAAGCTCTACCCGCAGTACCCTCATCAACTACATCTAGATTTGATGTAGTTCTTGTACGTTTAAACACAACTTCTAATACTGTTTCAATTGTAATTTTATCTGGTACAGAAAGTAGCACTAACCCTACTTTTCCTAAAACATCGGATCGGTTAAGTACTCTAACTGGTTCCTATATAGAACCTGCAACTGATGTTGTTTTAGCTACTGTGTATCGAAACGCTTCTTCAGCCGTATCTAACGCTTGTATAGTAGACAAACGTGTAAACGTTCCCTCAAGCGTTAGTTTTAGAGGAAGCGCAATCCCCAATAACTCTATTGGAGGTAACGGTGATTTGTACTACAAGAATCCAACGGGTGCAGGTGCTTCTGGTGTTTACATCAAGAAAAATGGGGTATGGGTAGAGCTACTCCTACAGTCAGAATCAGGTGCTGTAACTCCTATTGGTTCAATAATTATGTGGCCAAGTAACATAACTTCACCAAATGGTTCTGGTCCTACATTCTGGCTTGAGTGCAATGGACAGTATGTTTCTAACACAACATATAGTGTGTTAAAGGATTTGTTAACTACACAATACGGGGATTATGCTGGTTCAACTTTTAAACTACCTGATTTAACAAATAGGTTTATTCAAGGGTCAGTCTATGCAGGGTCTACTGGTGGAGCCGGATCAGCAACATTAATTGAAGCAAACTTACCAGGACATGCACATTCTTCTCCAGTACATACACATTCTGTTGGTGATCATACTCACTCTATAGGACATACTCATTCTCAAAAAGACACAGCTGAGGGTGGACAGCATTACCATACTGGTACAAAAACCCAAGATGGCATACCTGGTACTGGTGGGTTTGTTTCTAGAGTTACTAGTTATATAGCAGGTACATTTGGCACTGTAGCTGGGAAAATAAAAGGAGTAACTGGATTTGTAATTCCACACTCACTGGGTGCTGATGGAGTTGCAGATGGGCTGTTTAATCAGTTTGAGCAACTTGACCTTGGAGCTTTAGGTAATTTACCAGTACAGGGAATGCAAGTACATTGGTCTTCACAAACTGCTGATTCTACAAACCATGTACACGCTATGGTGTTTGACCCATACGTTGGGGATAGTTTAAAAAGTTCTGGTATTACTGGAGAAAACGCTGTATCAAATACTGGTAATGGTGCCGGAGCTAGTGCTTCTTTTAGTATCATTCCACCAAATATAACCATGCGTTGGTTTATACGCGCGTTATGACAGAAAAACTGCCAAAACCAACTGGAACTCCTGACCAAATACGAATTAGACGTATAACAAGTGTTGGGGCAATGCGCCCAGAACAACCAGCCATAAATCAACCTACACAAAAAACTGTTCCAGGTCAAGACTCCGCTGATACCCCTACTTGAGATAGACTGGATATATGGCAACACAGACAGATATTGAAATTATTGCAAGAACATATCTCAGGGATTTTCCTAAGTTCTTTCAAACATCCTTTGATGTTGTTGGTCGTACTTATGAATTGGACCATATTAACATCGACTCTGAGTCTTTATGGGTGGCTGTCTATGCTTCTGGCTCAGGAACGGCATCTGCATTGACATCTTCTCAATATAGTATTGATGAACGTAATGGTATTTTACGATTAACTGGCACGTATTCTAGTAGCACTAAAGTTATGGTTGAAGGTTATTACTATGAATGGGTTACCCCTACTGACCTTACTTTTTATGCTAAAAGAGCACTAGAAAAGCATTTGCATACTATTAATTTATCCGTAGAGCAACTATCGGATGTTGTTATTAATGCAATTGGTATTGCGGCTATTTGCGAGTCATTGTGGGCTCTAATGACCGAGTACAGTCGTGATATTGACGTTATTACTTCTGAATCTGTGCATATCCCAGCCAGTCAGCGTTTTCGCATGGTTCAATCTTTGCTTTCCCAGTGGGAAGGTGAATACAGACGTCACGCTACATCACTTAACATTGGTTTTGATAGACTTGAAGTCTTTAACCTTCGCCGTACTTCTAGATCCACCAACCGACTTGTACCTATTTACAAAGCTAAGGAACTTGGAGATTATTCACCTTTAGAACGTCAATGGCCAGAAATTGATGAAGGTATTGTTAGCCCAGAAGTTAAGGGAGACAATCTACGTGAAGACGTGTATATAGACACTAACCCACCATCGGGTACTACCACGAATTCGTTTTACTAATGAACCTTCATACTGAACTTTCCTTAATTAATAAACATTTTAATAAAAGGCATAAAGAATCCGGTTCAGAGTATCTAGTTTGGTATGAGTTTGTACCTTTGGGCGCTAGCGCAAGTTCTACAAGCATTTATGATGATGTGTATGACGAATCACCAGATGGTTATGGTGGTCGTAAATACAAAACAGGTGTGGTGTTGCCAGCACTACTTGCTTCGGAAACTGAAGATCAAAGAAGAGCTATTCCTGAAGGACGATTAACTTTAGAAACAATAAACTTGTTTATTCCTGTTAATGCCATGCGCAATGCTGGTATTGAAACAGTGTGGGAATACCGAAAGCATCTTAATGATATATTTTTGTACGATGGTAGATTTTTCTCAGTCTTCGATTATGCAGTTAGAGGTCGTGTAAAAGGTGAAGTATTTGTGCTTGTACAAGGACAAGAACTCTATGTTGACCAGGAGTTTGTGAACGACAATAACTTTCCTGAACTGTCTTCTAATAACCTTCCATGGCCTGCATCATTACCTAAAATAGGCTAAAATTGTTTTAGCTACAACGTGCGTTGTAGCATTCAACGCCTAGAACTGTAAGGGGTCCCAATGCCTGGGAAAACTGCATCAACATCTGCTTACAGCTCTAAACTTAAACCCAGTACCCCTCATGCAGTGCATCACTTAATTGTTAGTTTAAATAAAGTTGAAAAAGCAATAAAAGCTGCAGTTAGGGCGTACCAAAGAAAAGTACGTAAAGAGGCCCAAAAGTCTTGGGGAGATGTTGCAAAAACTATAAATGTAACGTTTGATTACAAAACTATGCTTGTTAATATATATTCAAACCATCCTGATGCGGACATGCTAGAACACGGGTCTTTAGAGTCACCACCAAAACCCGTTATACGCATGGCAGCAATAGAGGCTCAAAAAGACCTTATTCCGTTAATTAAAGAACAGTTTATAAAAATAGGTCTTAAATAATGACTAATAAGGGATTCCTTCTTGCAGAAGATGCTGCTGTAAAAACAAGATTTAGCAATCTAACCGTTTCCGATGACCGTAATCAAGAGAGACAAGTACAGGTATTTTTTAGGTATCCAGAAGGTGAAACCGAAAAAGCTTACCCGTTTATAACCGTAGAAATGATTGGAATGTCTCATGACACTAGGAGACAGCTTTCAGAAACAACTTATTACTACAGTAATTCCGCCTCAGCATCTAATAGCCCTGCGTATGTCAATTACTACCCTTCAGAATTAAAAGCTAGTGAATTGGCTGCTATGGTTACAAACACCACGGGCCTTAAGGTACATTCATTTATTCCGGTCACTTTAGTGTACCAAGTAACTACCTATACTAGGACTGCCCTACATGATCGACAGTTATCTAGTAAAATATTAAGACGAGTAGTACCATTTAGACAAGGATTTATTGAAATCCCAGAGGATGGTACAATTCGAAGATTTGATCTTATGTCATGGAACCCATCAGACCTCCTTGACAGAGAAGCAGGATATCGCAAACGTATTTTTAGAAAAGTGTTTACAATACAAATGAATGCTGAAATAGCTGACACGGATCTTACTGTGTTCAAGAAAGTTGCTTCAGTTACAGGCTCTTTATCTGTAGACAACACTGATAGTTTTCCGTCAATAACCAACATTTTAGAGGAGTTTTAAATGCCCACTTACCAAAACCCTGGTGTGTACGTAACAGAATCAGCTTTTGTCTCAAAGCCAAAGCAATCTAATGCGGCACGTTCAAGCGCTGCTTTTTTTGGAGAAGCCGCACGAGGACCTTCTACCGCTACTTTAATTAGCTCTTGGTCTGAGTATCGCACACTTTATGGAGAATTAAACCAATCCTATGATCTTGGATTTGCTGTTTATCATTACTTTTCAAATGGTGGTAAAGATGCATACATTACAAGAATCACTTCTAGTACAGCTGCTGCAGCTACTGTAACCGCAACCTATAGCCCTAACATTGGTGGGAGTGCTTCAGCTGTTGCTACGTTATTTACAGCTTCTGCAATAAGCAAGGGAACTTGGGGTAATGGTCTTACTTTGGAGTTTACTGCTGGAAATACCAAAGCTACTTCTACAGTAATGCCTTCCTTTAACCTAACGGTTAAACTTGATGGTATTGAAGTTGAACGTTGGAATGACCTTTCTCCAAATTCTGCAGATAACCGTTATCTTGTAACTATTTTGAATACGTATTCTATGTATATTAATAATGTTGTTATTGGTAACCCAGCACCTGTTGCAACTATTTCAAGTGGTACTAGCTCGGCATTTGCTTATAAAACTACTGCTACTTCGTTTAGTGGTGGAGTTGCTGGGTCAGCAGTACAGGCTTCAGACTATGTTGACGCTTTACCAAAGCTTGATGCAGTTGAAGGTGTGTTACTCCTTAATGCTGTAAATAAGTCGGAATCAACAATCATTAACCCTTTTATTGCTAAGGCAGAAAGTCGTGGTGATAGTTTTGTTATTATTGACCCGTCAATGTCTGAAGTTGTCGTTGCAACCATTGGTGCCTCTATTGTTGGAGCATACTCAGTTTCAAACTATGCTGCTGTGTACTACCCACATTTGTTAATGCTTGATCCTTCAAAGACAGGTCCAGGAGCAGTAAAAGCAACTGCACCTGGTGGTGCTATAGCTGGCGCCTTTGTTAGAACCGAAATTGAAAGAGGTATTGCTAAAACACCAGCAGGTTTTAACGTAGGAATTAAAAATGCAATTGGTCTTGGAACACCTTTTACTGCAACTGAAACTGGTACGTTGTACGGATCATATAACATAAACACTTTAAAGGCAATTCCTGGTGGTGGAATAGTTGTTAATGGCGGACGCACTCTAGATAAAAACGCTCCAGGCAAGTTTATATCTGCACGTCGTACTTTGAACTACTTGAAGCAAGCTCTTAAAGATGCAACAGCTTACGCTGTATTTGAGCCTAACGATGAAAGATTGTGGAGCCAGCTTTCAATTGGTGTTTCATCTATGCTTGCTGAGTTTTGGCGCCAAGGTAATCTAAAGGGATCAACTCCAGCTGACGCATTTTATGTTAATTGTAGTTCATCAAACAACTCGGCAATCAGTGTAGACAATGGAGAAGTAAAAATTGAAGTTGGTGTTGCTCTGCAGTACCCAGCTGAATTTATAGTAATTAACCTGTCCCAATGGACCGGTGGTTCAAACGCAATCGAAACTATCTAACAAGGAGAATATACAATGGCACGTTCAGCTGCTACAGATCCAGTACGTAACTTTAAATTTCAAGTAACTATAGTACCAACTGCTGGTACCCAGTTAGCAGCAACCCTCGCTGGTATCGGTGATTTGGGGTTTGCTGCTATGACTGGTGTTTCAGTACAACACCAAATGGTAGGTTACCGTGAAGGTGGAATGAATACTCATACCCATAAGCTAGTCGGCCAGTCTGACTTTGGCCCCATTACTTTTAGTCGTGGTGTTATTGCAGAACAAAGTCATTTATGGAAATGGTCTGAATTCCTACATTCATGGAATACTGCTACAGTTGGTGGTGCAGGTGGTGGTTCAAACTCTAATGTTGCCAATGGTAATGATTACCGTTGTAATATTCTTGTCAAAGTGTTTGACCACCCTCACTCAGTAGGTACTTATCAAGAATCAGGAACAGTTAGTAGTGCGGCCAATAGTCTTGGTAAAGTTCGCTTAGCTATTAAAATGTTTGATTGCTGGCCTGGTGCTTTTCAACTAAGTGACCTTTCAGCAGGAGACTCTGGTATTATTGTGCAACAACTTACGGTACACCATGAAGGATTTAAACTAGCATGGAATGCAACTGACATTGACGCGCTAACACAAGTAAACTAAACTAAACATACAAGGAGTAATACAATGAGTAATACAATTGAAACTGAGTCTATGGACGAAATGTTCAAAGACCCAGCCCCTGTTATTGCCAACCCCGAATCAGTTATTGTTGAATTACAAAGAGGATTACTCAATCCTGCAACTGGTCAATGGCAAACTACGGCTGAAGTTAGAGAACTAAATGGCAAGGATGAAGAATTCTTAGCATCATTAGAAGGTAATAAAAACATTACGTATGCAATGTACGTTGGAACTATAGTAAGTCGTGCAACGGTTAGAATTGGTGACACTCTTATTAGGAACAATAAAAGTGTCATTGATGAGTTAATTACTGGTGATAGAGATACTTTGCTAGTTGCTATTCTTAGAGCTACTTACGGGCCGGAGCGTACTTTTAAATACCCTTGTGAAGCTTGTAAGACATCAAATGATGTAACTATCAATATTGAAGAAGACTTCCCAATTCAAACTACAACATTCAACCTTCGTGAACCATTTGACGTCACCCTTAAAAAAGGAGAAGTGCTTAAGTTTAAGCTTCCAGTAGGCTCAGATAATATTGCTATGTCAAAAGGTGAAAGTATTGCTCAACAGAGCACTTTGTTAATTAGTCGTTGTGTGGTTTGGAAAGACCACAAGGATAGCTTGTACAGTGAGGAGTGGGCTAAGAATCTTGGTCTGCAAGATCGCAATACCATTCTTTCTGCTATTCTAGGGCCAAAAGTAGGCCCCAAGCTTGGGGAGGTGAATACCCAGTGCGCTACTTGTAGCGCTGACATTGTAATAAATGTAGACTGGGTATCCCTTTTACTTGCCTGACTTAAAAGGTATATACTGGGAGTACGAAGGCGTAGCTACTGTTTACAAAGGGTTTAGTTTAGATGATATACGGGGCATGACTATACGTCAAAGAGACTTTTGGTTCCGTATGGCTAAATGGAGAATATCCGATGGAAGCAGTAGCTAATGACCGAAGATGAAATTAACAAATCAGTTTCCAAAGAAGCAGGAGGCATGGTCTCTGCTTCTGTTGGCATTAACGCTGATACTGCATCTCTTAAAAGCCTTAAAGATGGTATAAAGGCAATTAAAACCGAAACTAAAGAATTGGTTAAGGTTTTAACAGAAGCTAGAAATGTCCTTAAAGAGATGTACGATAAGTACGGTCTTACTGCTTCTTACCAAGTACACCAAGCTGGTGCTGAGGGTGCGCAATACTCCACTGATGCAAGTGGTTCTACCACACAAGCAGCTGGGACCAAAACTGTAGGAACTCAACCTGGTAAGTCTCCAAACGTTCAACCTGCCCCAGATTCAGTATCGGCTGCTTTGTCAGGACAAAATGCTTTAACTCAAGGTCAGGGTGGGGGTGGTTGGGCCCAAAGAATGTTTCAGGGTACCACTAGTGCTCCAAACTTTCAAGGTGTTGCTGGTAAATTTGGTGGTGGGGGTTCTGGTGCTATAGGGGTAGGCCAACAGATAGGAGCAATGTTTTCGAGTGCTGGTAACTTTACAAGCATGGCTGGTACCTTGGCTAAAACAGCTGTACAGGCTATTGACAACCGTGTAGAGGCCGGAAGAGATTACGCACTTAATGCGGATAGATCTACGCTTCAGATGCAACAGTTGACAGGCATGAGCCAGGGTCAAGTAATGAACAACCTTAGAATGCCTTTAACTGACTATAAGCTTGGTACTAATGGCATTAACCAATTGATGTCACTACAGGCCCGTACAGGCATCAATGCGGCCCAACAAGCATCAAGTGTCGAAATGATGAGAACTATTAGTGGTTTCTCTATGGGTGCTGAAGGTGCATCCAGTATCATTGAAAATCTTGCTGCTCCAGAAACAGTAAACAAGATGTTTATGATGACCGGTACAAGCCTTATTGGTCCTGGTGGTCAACAAAACAGTACTAAAGACATAATACAAACTCTTGCTAGAAAAGCTGGGTTAGACAATGCAGCTCTTGCAAAGACTGCATCAGCTCCAGGTTCTGTTACTAGGGCAACGCTTTCGTCTATGGGTGTATCCGGAGACTTGCAAGATCAAGTTATTCAGTATGCTCAATCTAATGTAGCTTTTAAGGCTAAGGGTGGAAAAGGATCGTACGATCCAACCAAAGAGGCTGATCGTAAACGTATGGGTATTGATGATACTTTTGCTATGGAAGCAGAAGAAACTGAACGTAAACGAGGTAAAAGAGACGAGCAGTTCTATCGAGACCAAGCTGTTTCTTACGCTAAATTAGAGCGCCAAACACAACGGGTAACTGACGCACTAGGAAAAATGGAACACGCTCTTAAAGGGATTATTGGTGAAAGAACTAGTAACCGAATTGGTCAGAAAATACTAGGTGGAGTAATGGGCGCAGTGGGTGCAGGTTTAGTGGCATCTGGCTTTGGAGCACCAGTTGGTTTTGGATTAATGGCTGGAGGAATGGCATTAGCAGGTGACCCTGTTCTAGATGAATCAAAAGCTTTTGCTCAAAAAACTGGATTCTATGGTTTTACCAACACAAATGCACCATCAATACCCCGTGCCATAAGAGCTGCTCCAGTAACCACTTCTACTTCTCCAACTGATGTCTCAACTGATACATATGCACCACAAACTACAGATTTTCAATTTCCTGAAGGTTTTAGTCCTGATGCAATGTCGGGGTATTTAGTTGATAAGCGTACAGTAGGGGGCGGTGGTAAAGAAGTTAAAATGGCCTTTACAAACAAATTTGCAAGTGAAAACCTAAACCCAGCACTTAGAACTTCTGTAGAAAACATGGCAACAAAAGCTCAAGAAGAAGCTGGCATAGACTTGCGAATGAGCCCAGGTGGTGGTCGTAGAGACTTTTATGAACAAACTAAATTATTCTTTAGTCGATATACCCCCGCTGCAAGCAACCAAAGAACTTTTGTTGATGCGTACGATGGCGCAACACGTGCTGTAGTTCCTTTCAATGGTAAAAACTATATGAAAAAACCACAAAACAGGGAACCTCCTGCAGCTGCTCCGGGTGACTCACTCCATGAAATTGGTATGGCTGCTGACTTAGACCTATCTGATCCAAAAACAAAAGCATGGGTTAAAGCAAACTTATGGAGATTTGGTTTAGCATCAGGTGATGGAGAAGATTACCACGTCCAACTTGGTTGGACTAAAAACATGGGTGTAAAGAAGTTTTTAGGAGAAACTGCTTTAACGTTTGACCAGGCTTCAAAAAATGCTAGACAAGGTGGTGTAACTTGGGCACAAAATATAAACCCTGGATTTGGTGTTGACACCAGTGTGTTTTCAGAGAAACTTTTAAAAAGACTTGGAACAACGGTTACTGTAGAAAAATTACAGTGGCTTAGAGCATGGACACAAAAAGAGGGTGGGGGTGGTATGTATAACCCCTTTAACGTAGTCTCCGGAAGTAACAGAAGAACTGTTGATGGTAGAGACAGAACTGAAACTAACTATAACCAAAATGGGAACTATCCTGTTCAAAACTTTGGTAGCCTTGAAGAAGGTATTAACTTCACTTTATACCATTTGTTAAACCATCAAAAAGGTCTTATGAAAGTTATGATGCAGCCAAATCCATCTATTGAAGATTTTAAATCGGTTGCCAGTAAAAGCACGGCATCAGGAAGTAAAGGTTTAATGAATAATATTGATAGTGTTGTTAAACGCTACAATAAAGCAGTAGCTGATAAAGATTACGCTGGTATAGAACGAAACTATGGTAGTACCGGATTAGCAGCTATTGGATATGCTGGAGACCCACAACCATCGGTATCTCCAATGACGGTATCTCCAATGTTTATTCCAAACACTTCTATGTCTTTATCTAGTATGGGAATGTCCGGCGGAAATACTGTTAATGAGGGAAGCACCATAACAATTTCACCAGTTATAAATATGACTTCATCTGGAGCAAATGGTTCAGTTAGTGAGTATGACCTAAGATCAATGGCTAAACGAATAGCTAAATTAATTGAACAAGAAACTAACATTAATAAAATTAGGAGTACGTAGTGGCTAATTATAAAGACTATGATGACCTATACGATTTCCTTAACGGTACAGCTCCAGGTGCTTCACGTGGTAGTAGTGAAATTATGGATGTGTTCAATGACACATTTGCATTTAATCCAAGCACTGTACGTACCGGTAAAGTCCTTGCTAACGGATCTTTTGACACAAATGCTACAACAAAACTAACTCGTGGGTTTATAAGAAACCTTATGGTTGATTTAGGTGACGGTCAAGTACAGATGCCAAATATAAGATGTAGATTTCAATTTAATCCACAAGACATTGAGCACTCACTTGAAGCACGTAGGGACATGTATTTACCCATTCTTCAAGATCCCCAACAACTAAGACAACCTATGGCAGGCAATGCAGCTTTTGCTTTTGAATTAATATTTGACAGAACTATGGAAGTTAACAGTAAAGTGTCAAAGTCCTCTGTAGCGGGTGTTGACGACGAATCTCCTGGTGAAGAAACACCAGATGAAACTAGCGCAGAAACTGTTGGCGTATTTCATGATTTAAGAATACTGTATTCTATAATTGGTACAGGGTTAAGTAAAGAGTTATTAGACGCACAAATGAAAAAAGCTAGATTAGATATCTTATCTTATGCACAACGTAATTACTCTGAATTAAACATTCAAAGAAATAGTGATGGCAACTTTGTGGCCGTTGGAAACACTGATGAAACTGGTGTTGAGGGTACTGTAGACCAAAACTCACAAGAGTTAGTAAACTTTTTAAGTCAATTAAATGACCCATTAAGTGATGCTTCTGGGAATCTAAGTTTTATGTCTAATTTAAATATTGGAAACTCTGCATTTTTAACACCACAACCATGCAGAGTTATTTTTTCTCCTATGTTTATGGTTGATGGTTTTGTAATGAATACTAGAGTTTTATTTACAAAATTTAGTGCAAAAATGATACCCATACAATGTAAAGTATTTTTACAAATGCAAGCAGTTTATATTGGTTTTGCAAAAAAACAAACATTCCTGACTGCCCAGTATGAAGAGCAAGCAGAAATAAACACCGGAGCTCAACAAAATGCAAATCAGGCCGTTGTAGATATTTGTAAAATTCTACAAACTAATATGAGAGCAATAGGGGTTGGTTATAGTAGTGATACTAGAATACTTGGTAATTCCACTGAGGCAACAAACACTACAGACCACGTGTATTCTGTTAGTTACAATAAAGAGGGAAGCAATGAAGCAGCTTCTGGTTTAGTTTATCAACCAATTTGGCTTTATGGAACTAAAAACTTTTGGTATAGAAGAGGTTTTTCTACTAATCCAAGTCTTTCAAAGAGTAATAACTTAACTAGCTACAACTCTGATTATTACCTAAATTATAACACTCCTATAAACACTCCTAACTTTATGCCCGGAATAACAGTAGCGCTTGTTAACGGTACTAAAGAAAAAGATGAAATAGCTAAGAAAGTATTTGAAGATTATAAAGATTCAGGTCCTCTCCTTAGGATAAATATAACATCAAGAATATACGGGCCTTTTGGTAGCCAAGTGTTAGGAAATGCTTTTGTAGCTACCAAACTTGGAACAGAAGCTAAGTCTTACCCAAGTTCTAGTGAGTATCCTACAGGTGTAAAACTTTTAGGTGATTATAATGTTGGAATAGAGATAAGAGATAAAGCAACCTGGGAAAAATATGCTGATCGTTCACATGATTTTCTATTAAGTTCTAGATCTCCTAGTGAAAATCTATATAATGACTCCAACCAAGCTGCTAATCCAATAACTCCAAGCACAGATAATAGTTCATTTGTTAGTGTACTTAACAATTTGGACGATAAAATTACTACTTATACTAATTCCTTAAGTCCTCATACTTCAACACAAAAAGCTAATGCTAAAAAAGTACTACAAGATATATACAAAAGTTCAAATAGAATTGGAGCAGAAAATACTGACCCAAAAATAGATGGACAACTTGATACATTGCTCCCGTTGTTTCCGGGAGCGTACTATAGCAACATTCCTGATTCTCTACTAGAATTAGTAAATGAGGTGCACGGTTTAAACTCATTATATTTTGTTGTAGTTACTGAAACTAGTTTAAAAATGACAATATCAGCTGTGGCTAACGCTGGAACTCAACCATTTGCAATAGTGTCTGAAAGATCTACGGATGTAATTCAGGGGTCAACAGTAGGGCACAAAGTAAGTCTGATTCAACGGTACGAAAACATCCCACCTGCTCCAAGTTACTGGCTAGTAGGAGATACGCAATGATAACTAAATACTTATCAACCGATA